GTGGAACTACGTCAACAGAAAGAAGCCGAAGAAACACGACAGTTATATTGCCTGGCTTCTAATGTATACCACGAGGCGCGAGGAGAAGGTCTCCGCGGCATGTTCGCCGTGGCCAGGGTCACGTTAAACCGAACCAAGTCTTCCAAATTCCCGAGCGATATCTGCTCTGTCGTCTACGAGCGTAAACAGACCGGGTGTCAATTTTCTTGGGTATGTGATGATATATCAGATAGAATGGTAGACGCCGACTCTGTAGAAGATGCTCTGTATGTTGCAAAGGCTGCAATGGACGGAGAACGTATCGACTATATCGGCGATTCTGTAGTATACTATCACTCTAATAAGGTTAAACCTAAGTGGTCCAAGAAGATGAAGTTAGTGGCCGTTATTGGGAAACATAAATTTTATTCTGAGAAGACGTGATGAGATATCCAACCAGCGAAGAACTTAAGATGATTCTAAATACCAAGCATGAATTGACACAGAAAATTAAGATTGAGCTCGATTATCTAAATGCCATACAACCACAATGGTAAGCGATCGGGTATGTTTGACTGCAATAAGATGTTTCTCGCCGGAGGAGCGATTGGTTCTTTATTAAGGAACGAGCCGCCAAATGATTATGATTTATATTTCAAGGACGAAACCGACGCGAAAAGTTTTATGCAGCTTATCAATTCTTGCGAGGAAGAAGGAACAAGCGTAGTAGCCGAATATTCAGACGAATATGGAGATGCTCAGTCGAATCAACCGCAGGAGCCGCACCTGCCATTGTTTAAAGATGATCTGCTCGCCGTCGACGTCACGGGACCAAAACAAAAACTAATCACAGAAAATGCCGTGACTATGGAAAATAAACTTCAGTTCATTTCTAACAGTAGGCTTGTCGGTGAACCAGAAGCTGTCGTCGCGGGTTTCGACTATCTACATTGCACTGCATTTTTGGACTTCGCTACTGATAGGTTTTATCTACCAGAGCAAGTATTTCGTGCTATAATAAACAAAGAATTAATCATCAACAATGGCCCGAGAGTAACCCAACAACGACTCGATAAATTCTTAACTCGTGGATATACACAAACCACGACCAGGAAATACCATCTATATAACTATCACAATCAATAGGAGGATCCATTGTCTGAAGTATTCGAAACATTTGATATCCAGCACATCACCGAAACCGAACGCAGCGAATTCGTCGACACAATCGAGGATCTAGTATGGGAAAATGACATTGGCTATATTGAGGCGATTACGCAATATTGTGATAATGTAGGAATGGAGATTGAAACTGTCGTGAAGCTGATTAGTGACAATCTGAAAAGTGAAATTGAAGCAGAAGCGGTTGCTCTGCTTTATATCAAACCGGAGTCTAGACTTCCGTTGTAACACCGGCGCAATGCCGTCTTTGACTATTGTGAGTAAATAATAAGTATAAATACATCTATATTATGAGATATCCCGTGGATAAAACTATACATTAAATATAATACTATACGAGGTAATGCAATATGGGAACTCTCAGTTCACTTAAAAATAAAAACTCTTCTATCGAAAAACTCTCCAAAGCTCTCGATTCCATGTCCGCTGGTGGTGGTAATAAGAAAGACGAACGTGTCTGGAAACCTACCGTAGATAAAGCCGGTAATGGATATGCGATCATTCGATTCCTAGATTCACCTGAAGTAGACGGGGAAGATGGGATGCCATGGGCGACCATGTTTAGTCATTCGTTCCAAGGCCCAGGCGGTTGGTTCATTGAGAATTGCCCGACTACTATGGGTAAGGATCACGACTGTCCTCTCTGTCAGACGAACAATAAACTATGGGGCACAGGTAACGAATCGGACAAGGAAATTGCGCGTAAACAGAAGCGTAAGCTGAAGTATATCTCCAATATTCTTGTTGTAAAAGATCCGTCGGCTCCGGAGAATGAAGGGAAAGTATTCTTATATGAATATGGCAAGAAAATCTTCGACAAGATTCAAGAACAGATCAAGCCACAGTTCGAGGATGAAAGCGCAGTCAACCCGTTCAACTTCTGGGAAGGTGCTAACTTCAAACTGAAGATTCGTCAGGTAGAAGGCTATCGCAACTATGACAAGTCTGAGTTCGAGGCTCCGTCGGCAGTGGCAGATGATGATTCTGAAATCGAAAAGCTGTGGAAAGCGTCTTATTCGCTGAAAGCATTGGTTGATCCTTCGTTGTTTAAGACATACGATGATCTTTCGTCTAAACTGGCCCGGGCCCTTGGTAATGTTAAGGGGGCGTCCAAACCAGCCCTTCCGAAGATCGACGAGGATGTGGCAAACGAGGATGATTCTAGGTCGAGCGGAGATGATAATAAAAAACCAGAAGAGGATGATGTACTGTCCTACTTCGAGTCGCTCGCAAGAGACGACTAAAAACAAAAGGAGCCGAAAGGCTCCTTTTCTCATACCATATATGAGCCCGGCCAAGACACCGGATGATCGAATACAGATGCTCTATATGTTCCCAGAGATGGTTCCATATTTCTAACAGCGATACTTACCATCTTAGTCTGATCCCCGCCTTTAGATGGCACCACTTTAGTCGTATTGTTCACTATAGGTTGCATCACTATTCCTTTAGCAGTGTCAGCGAGCTTTGCTGATTCTTTTGATATCTTATCCCCTATATTAGAAATACTTGGTAGCATTTGTTTCTTATCAGAAGACGGAGTGATGTCTCTAGATGCACTATAAGCATCGATAGCAAGTGAGGCGGCAGTACCGACTCCCGGTATCATACTAGCCGCGCCGGATGCCAACTCCAACCCGGCCCCGGTCATATCCCCATCCATAGCGGCTTTTGCTGCAAATGCCCCACCAGCCAGTAATCCGACAATTGGTATTTTCTTCAAGAGAGATTTACCGGCTCCCTTTGTAAGTCCTTTTGCGCCCAGCTTCTCTGTCAGTTTTGTTCCTTGATTTCCGGCAGACTTAATTTCCTTTAATTTCTTGTTTGTTGGTTTCTCTCTTACCTTAGATACCTTCTCCGACCCACCGCCCTTTGGTCCGGCTACTGTTTTATTCTTAATTGGAGTCAATACCTTTTTCGCCGCACCACCGGCAGTTGCAAGGGCAGCAGCGCCCGCTACTGTCTCAATCACATCCTCTACAATATTGGAGCCACTACCAGCAATACCAGTCCCTAGGTTAATCACCCTCACTTTAATTTCATCCAGATCGTCGCTGATCTTTTTATATCGTTTGATGTTAGGATCGACTGCCGCTCTTTTTGGAATAGAACTTTGTTCCGTTTTTTCTATAGTAGCTTTCTCTTCTTTGAACTCATCTACCACCGAATTTTCTGTAGTCGGTTCCAAGTTAGCTTGTGGTGCCTCGGTTGCAATTGGTTCTAACTTAGCCGATTGTTCGGTAGCAGCGGCGACGATTGGGTCTAACTTCGTCGGTGGTTCTTTCTCAACGGATGGTTGCTTGAGTAGAGCCGACGAAACCCTATTAGTTTCTCGTTCAGATGCTATCTTGCCTTCGGTGGTTACTTGTCTCCCGCGAGGCGCCATTGGATCGAATGTAAATTTCTTTCTGGTATCGCCCTTCCCTATCATAACAGCTCTAGGCGAGACTCGTTGAAGAATTGAGGCCACAATTCCGCTGATAGAAATGACTTCTTTTTTAACTAAATCCATTGAGACGACTTGATCTTTATTCAGCTTAACCAACGCATTTAACTTAGCGTAGACTCCCTTCTTCATTGTAATGATAGAAGCGGTTGTCTTTTCGAATGATCCGCTTACCTCGGATAGTCTACCTTCTATTAATTCTATCTTATCGAGAATGTCTTTGTTTTTTGTGGGAGCGATCCGTTCTTTTTTCGGCTCGGCCCAGGTTTCTTTGATCAGACTAGATGCAGTATCTACCTGTCCTTTGTCGATAGCTTTCTTCGATCCCTTGACAGCGCCGTAGAGGAATCTGAGTGCCGATTTCTTCAAAGCAAACCCAAGACCAGATCCACCCTCCGCAATCGTCTTGGCTGCTCTTTTTTGTTCCCTGGCAAGGGTATTCAATTCTTCCTGTGATTTACCCGCGTGCTGTTTAGTCTCTCCTAGTCGTCTGGAGATATCCTTCAGCTTCATTGCATTTATCGATTGTGCTTTCATGGGTTATCTCTTTTTCTCTTCTTGTTCTTTGACGTAAGCCGACACCATAGAAACATATATCTCTTTTTCCCATGGAATAAGGTTGTCTAATTCTTCTAGTCTATACCCATGGTGTTGCATTAGAGCAAAGTTGGTTCTGTAGTAATTCGCCAGATTCTCTGACCGGAGACTCATGTAAAAAAATCAGCAATCCCTTCTAACCTCACCTCATGAACATATCCACATTTTGGACAGGCTTTGCTGGAATCGGCATAGATGTACGGGACACTGTCAAAGAAACCTCTGAGCTGTTCGAATTGTTCATCGGTGAGACTGTCAATCCAATCTAGTAACTCTTCCTTGGTGCAATCTTTTGCATAGTACACACTATCTTCGTCGTAGATATAATCGATACATTCAATGACAGAATTAGAATCATCTGGGTTATCTTCCTCGACAATCTGTGCAGTAGCCGACAACGAAGGAATCTTCATAACAACACCAATTGCGGGAGTAAACGCAAACGTTCTATCTGGGATATCTGATATTTTAATATCCGTACATAAATTAACGCTAATCTTAAATTCTGCCCCACACTTCTCCTCGCCAACCATATTCTCGCATCTGTATTTCAGATCGAGCGTTTCTCCGATACTCTTGGCCCTGATATTAGCAAACAGCAACTCAACATCTACTGTCGGCAGCGAATCAATATCAATATCATCTACCACGCAGTTGGATAGGATCTGTTTGATTGCCATTACAATATCAGCGGCTTCCTTCGATTCGGATGCCATCAACAGTATCTTGTGTTCCTTGACTAGGAACGGTCGTACCGTTACCGGCTCTTTGATAGAACATAACTGTACCTTGAATGTTGGTTGTGTAATCTTAGGCAATGCCATTCATAATCTCCAATTAAAAATATCTTTTCCCAAGCACCTTGGCTGCGTTGGCTACTGACGAAACTGTTCTTACCTTATCTAGGATAGACGGACCCGGCAATCCAGACTGAGTGGATGCCGATACCGTCTGGAAGTTATTACCAAAATCAATCGTGGTGTCTTCCCATTTTCTATACGTAAATGTAACCATCAATTTATGGATACCATCGTCCGACCAGGACAGCGGCATTGATGCAACTTGTATCGGCATCGCATCCACCAATCTAATATCAGAAACCACCGGGTCCGATGCGTTGAAGTTATAATACTGTCTGATATTCACTCGCCCGAAATAGTTAGATACGTCTGGATTGTCCGACAGTTTATATTGCACCACCCCATAATTTACGTGATTGTCTTTTGTCCCTACCATTTTCTCTAGCCACACATCGAACAGTTTCTTTTCTAACAAATCACCGCGACAAAGAAAATTAAGGGTAATGTCCGGATATACGACATCTAGTGGTAATCTATCTAAAAACATATTGTGGCGAACAGTTAGTGTCTCGACAGATTTACCTGGTAGCTCCGTCGCCTCGCATTGCATGATTAAGTCTTCGCCCTTCAATCCAATTTGTTCTTGGATATCGACCGGAACATCTATCAACACATCGAAGAAATCTGTTTTACTAAAATCGCCGCCCTTGGCAAAATAGGAGCGGAAATCGTCGATGTTACCATATCTACTCTTATCGGTAGACGTTAATTCACCCAACTTCCTCTTACCGGAGTCGATTAAATTACCTATTCCAGGAAAGTCAGATGGATTTGGAATTAGTGGCATTTAGTATTTTCCTCTGGATTCTTTCCAAACTTCTTGTTTCGATGCGCCGACGAACTGTTCTACCGGTAGCCAAATAGCAATGTCCCACTGATCAGCAGGAACTTCGATGAATCTACTGTATAGCTGCGAAAACAGATATCGCTTCAAACAGGGTCGAAACATAGACATTCTAGACAACCCTTTGAGTAGACTATAACTGAGCTTCAACCTCGTGTTTTCATCATATCGCTTATCGCTTGCGAACTCGAATAATTTGTTTAGTAACACTGCTCGGAGATTGGGTGGTAGGTAGTGTAAATTTACGCCTAATATCCCGTCTTCGTATGTCTCGATAGGAATTACCAGCGGAAATCTATCCCAGTAGGGTAGCGTATCTTGGTGTTTTGCATAGTACGCATAGAAGAACATTCTACCTATTACGTGGCCTGGCTTTAGGTTCTTCTGGGTCTGTCGCAACGAACTCCTGAGACCACCTGGGTTTAAATTTTTGATGTTGTCTCTGAGCCAGTTTCTGGCCTTCATAGAGTTCTTTTTGTACCCAGCCGCATTCAGGTCGGCTGAGATTTTATCCATAAACCTACTCATAGGAATTGACCCAAGATGCCAATCGCAGAAGATGCAATTGCACCGGCAGTGGCGACAAGACCTTGATTTTCTCTGTATCCTTGGATTCTGAAGTCGGCGCTGAACTCTTCTATCTGATCATTGGCCTGCCAACTTAATTGAATTTCACCGACGTGTATAGGAAACAGCCCTATCATATCATAGGCTTTAATCGGCATTCCCATTTTGCTGTATTGGATGACCGACGCATTGACCGAATATCTTTCCATCGTGGCGGCAGATACATCCCTAAGCGTAGATGTAGTATCGCCGGACATACCACGCATCCATGCCATCAGAGCATCGCGCACCATAAAATCTTCGTCGTTATATATTTGTAGGTTCCATGGATTGTATATCAAACCACCGGCTTGGGGTATTTGTCGTCCCATATAGAAAACATTCTGGTCTTGCATGGTAGCCGCCGGCAGCGATGTTCCGTGACACAAGAACGCATTCTTGATCGTGGATGCCATAGAATTATTTACGAATTCTGGGAAATGAAGATTGACCTGGAACAAGTTGGGTCTCGCTCCATCTCCATTTAGTGCTGCTCTAAACTGATTTACGTCAAATGACATTTCGCTCTCATTTAATATTGAGTTCTTTTTCGGTCATTATACGGAACGACCAACCTTTCTTTTTACACACTTCCCTTGCCGCTTCCCACTTAGCACTATTCACGCCCCATGTGGTTACTTCTTTTAAATATCCCTTGGTGACTCTTTTCTTCTTTTCGGGTGGAATAGTCTGTTTATATGGCTTCACTTCAATTAGTATACCATGAGCCTTTCCATCCGAGTCTTGGATCACAATGAAGAAGTCAGTGAAGTATCTGTGCCATCTACCATCCACGGGAGATAGATACGGTATTACTATCTCTTCTGATACCCACCCGACAATATCTGGATTTTCGTCGAATTTGGCCATGCACTTACGTTCCCATGTACTTCTCCATACTATATTAGAAACGTCCCCCATATATTTCGCCGGATTCTTTGGTTGAAATTTCCCAGAATATGCCATGTTCCTCTTTCCAATATTGTATATAAATATATTTATACGTACTCTTGGATTGTGCAATGGCCAACTTTATAGAAACTACCCCGCCCTCGTTTGATAATGTCACTCTAGAAACTCCAGATATTTCTATGGATGAGCCCGATCTGAAGGGTGCATTGGGTGACTTGAACTATAGCAAATATGATATTGGAACATACAAGTATCCACTAGAGATTCAGGCGCTCGGTGACTCCGTTAGACACTGGGTCACATTCTACATCAACGTACAAGAATCATCGAAATACAACAAAGAAGAAAACACAGTCACTAACATCGACTCATCCGACCCTGCATATCAAAACACAGATTTCCTCCAGAAAGGTAAGTTCGTAATAAAAGATCCGACCGCCGTGGTAGAGTCTACTGCTTTGTATGGAGGTGCTGTCGGAGCAGTAAAAGGCGTGCTTGGTAATAGTATCAAGGAAGATGGGTTCTTGGGTATGGTCACCGACACCGGTAAGTCGGCAGGGAAGGGTGCAATTGTCGGTGCTGGCGCGGGTATGGTGATTAACCGAATCACTACCAGACCCAAAACAAAGCGCCTGAAAGAATCAGTTTCGATCTACATGCCAGATACACTTCTATTCAACCACTCACACGATTATACATCTACTAGCCTGACCGATATGCTACAAGGAATGGGCGCGGCTGCTCAAATCGGTAGCTCTGCTATCAATGATCTGAAGCAATCTACCGGATTCGGCGACTTCATGAAAAGACTAGAAGGTATTACTCAAACGGCTGGTGGGGCAGAGGTAGCCGGTAAAATAGTAAACAAGGCGCTTCAATCAACAGGAGAGGCGTCGTTCAATAACGTAGAAGATCTATTGGTTAAGTCGTATGGGTTTGCTATTAACCCGCAAGTAGAAATGATATTCAAGGGCACCAACAGACGACAGTTCATGTTCGACTTTAAGTTCAACGCTCGCAGCAAGAAAGAAGCGCAAGAGATTATGAACATTATTCGTGTACTAAGGAAGCACGCAGCGCCAGCACTGGCTGGTGATACTGGCGGGGGTGGTTCCAGATACTTCATCCCGCCTGCTAACTTCGACATCAAGTTCTATTTCGACGGGGCCGAGAATCCGTATATCACCAAGATTGGTACTTGCGTGCTAGAGACCATTGATGTTAACTATGCTGGTGCCGGTAGGTTTATTTCATTCGAGGATGGCAACCCGGTAGATATTGATATGAGACTTTCGTTCAGAGAAATTGATATCATTCTTCAAGATCATATCGAGGCAGGATACTAATATGGCAGAGTATTTCGGACAGATGAGAAGCCTAAAGTATTCTCTGAATGATGATAAATCTAGCCCTATGTGGGTCAAGGACATATTTACGCGAACCAGACTTCTACAAGATGTACTGGGCAATTCGCTAGTATATTACCCATATGATGTGAAGGACGGGGAGACTCCGGAAATCATTGCACACAAATATTATGGTGATTCTAAGCGCCATTGGATTGTGATGTTCTCTAACTATATCATCGACCCATACTTCGACTTTCCGCTGTCACAAACCAACTTCGAGAACTTTGTTGCTAACAAATACGGGTCTTCTATCATTGCAATGGATACTCTACATCATGTGGATTTGGTGATCAAAACAACCAATCTGTATAACGGCTCCTCATATGTAAAAGAGGAAAGAGAATGGGCATCTGCATATTATGTGGATCCGTCTACCGATAACTTAACAGAAAGAACGCTACCAACTCTGGCTAGTCCTATTATCACGATAGATTCTATCACCAAAGTCCTTGCTGATGGTACTTCTTGTACAATCGAGCAATATCTACACGCAATCAGTTGCTATGACTACGAAAATGAATTAAACGAAAAGAAACGTAAGATCCAGTTAATTGATAAAATATATGCACCTACGCTAGAAAAAGAATTCAAGAATCTGGTGAGTAAATGACCGAATTATCTAATGGTTTATTCAATACTACTGATTACACTATATCAGAGTTCGTGTTGTATACCAGTGATGGTAATTCCGTCGATATGCGGCACATTATTGTCGAATTAAATATTTACGAAGATATATTCGCATCTACCATGTCGGGTGATGTAGTTTTCTCTGATACAAAGGACATACTGTCTAACTTTGCTGTACACGGAAACGAGTGGCTTTCTATTTCCGTGGACAAACCTGGTCTGGACAATCCCATCAAGAAAGCATTCAGGATCTATAAAGTATCAGACAAGATATACGGAACCGGACAGAACGTAAACTATACGTTCCATTTCTGCTCAGAAGAAACCATTCTGGCGCCAGGAATACGTTTCAGCAAATCATACAAAGGCATGTTGATCAGCGATATGATTCGAGATATCGCTGTCAATTATCTAAGAATACCTCAGTCTAGGTTGTTTATTGAAGCGACCGAGGGTGTGTTCGATATCATCATACCGAACATGGATCCATTCCAGGCTATTAACTGGCTGTCCACCAGGGCCTATGCCAAGAACAAATCAGTATTCATGTTCTTCGAGACCCGAGATGGTTATATATTTTCTTCGTTTGAGACAATGAAGAACCAACCTTCGTTTGCCAAGTATACCAAGTCCCCGAAGACCACCGACGATCCGTCCAAGAATCAAACTGCCATCTCCTATATGAATGGGATGGAAGAATTCAACATCCTGAAAGGTCTACGCTACGGCGCATATTCTTCTGTGGTGGCTAAGTTCGATATGGTGAACAGAAACTACTCTATGAATACCTATAGTGCATATGATTATCGGGATAATAATGGAATGTTGAACAAAGGTATGCTAGTCAATGATACTACAGATAGAATGAATTCTACACTATATCAAAAGTTCTTCAATACGTATAAATTCATTATCAATAACGATTCCGATCCCACGACAAACCCGACTAACTATCAGCACTGGCTGGGTCCTACCATTTCCAAGCTGGGCCAGCTAACTAATTCGAAATTGATTGTGGTGATCCCGGGAGAAATTCTACTAAGAGCCGGCAATAAAGTGGAGATAGAAATTCCTACTATGGTAGGTCAAACTGAGCAGTTCGATAAGAACCCATATAAGAGCGGATTCTATTTAGTATCGGCAGTACATCATAGATACACAGGAACCATATTCACAACCCAATTAGAATTGTTGACAGATAGTCTGGCAGAATATCTACCGACTCCATTGAACCAGAGTCCATTATTAAGTGAGATTAAGAAATCATGATAGATAAGAATTTCTCAGGTTTTGACGGAATGACCTGGTGGATGGGTGTCATCGAAAACAGAAAGGATCCGCTAGGGCTCGGTAGGTGTCAGGTACGTATATTCGGTATACACACTGATTCGCTATCAGATATTCCTTCCAGTGATCTACCATGGGCACATCCGGCCCATTCTCTGAACAACAAATCATTCGCCGCTCCAAAGGAATCAGACGTAGTATTCGGATTCTTCGCGGATGGACGCTCGGCTCAGTATCCAATTATGCTAGGTATTATTCCCGGATACGAAACCAACCCGGCGACGACTGGTTCTGGTTTTCATGATCTACGAGAACAAATTGTTATCAAATATTCTCCGAAGAAACCTACTGGAGTTTCTTATACGGAAGACGGGTCTGGTGTTTCTATATCAGAAGCAAATGTTGCCAATCCCGATGTGCTAGAGAGTCTTCGTTATCCACATAAAGAAGATCTAGGCAAACCATCCATCACCGGTATGTCTAGATATGATGTTACAAACACAGCACTCCAGCGTAGAAAGGAAAATATCAACAGAAACATCACCACATCTGGTGGATTGTCATGGGAAGAACCATATCCACCATACAATACGTCCTATCCGTTCAATCAGGTGATCGAAACGGAATCTGGTCATATATTTGAACTGGACGATACACCCAGGGGCGAACGAGTAGCATTTACACATAGATCGGGTACATATACCGAGATGTTTCCGTCCGGCTCCTATGCCGAGAAGATAACCAAGTCCAAGTATTCAATCATCATGTCAGACGACCACATTCATATCATGGGTAGGGCGATGATTACAGTGGATTCGGATTGCCATATTAAGGTACTCGGTGATGCAGTCATAGAAGCCGGTAATGATTTGGATATGAAAGTAGCCGGTAAGATGAATCTATCTGTCGGCGAAGATTTGAATATCAAGGCAGGTAAGCTGAACATCGAGTCCGAATCTACGGTAGATGTGGTGAGTGCCGGTTATAACAGAACGAGAGCGGTTGGTGACATTAGTCATTCCGGTGCGATAACGATGGTACAGGATCTAATTAAACCGGATGATCCGCCACGAGCAGTCGCTGCCGGCATTGCATCACCAGACGACAGGGACGACAAGAATATGGGTATTGCGCAGCCAGAACAGATTCCATTGCCGTTGCCGGGTAACATCATTCAGTTCGATCCGTATACAGGACAGGCGTATAAAGAATCATTATTCAAAGACCAAACCGAGGAGGGTGATCTGGTAGAACCTAAACCAGACGCAAACACAACTATGACAACATCCGAATGCAACTACGATCCCAACGTCAAGACATTCATTTCCGAAAAATCCCAGTGGAGTATAGGACCGAAGGGCCTTAATATTATCAAACAGAAAGAAGGATTCAGAGCCGATGCTTACGTAGACCCGGCAACCGGAGCAGAGCCTATCACCATCGGATATGGTTCCACTGCCTCGGCTATTGATAGACCAGTGAGGCTGGGTGATAAAGTAACCAAGGATCAGGCAGAGGAATATTTGATCTATGGCATCAACAAGAAGTTCCTGCCGACGCTGAAGCGCGTCGTGAGTATTCCGTTGACACAAGAGATGATCGATGCTCTGTTGTCACTTATGTACAATATCGGCGGGGGAAATTTCTCTTCATCTACGTTGGTGCGTAAGCTGAATGAGAAAGATTATTGCGGCGCTGGTGACCAGTTCCTTGTGTGGAACAAAGCCAATGGTAAGGTAATGGCGGGATTGACTACAAGAAGACAGCAGGAAAGAGATTTATTCCTGAGCTAAAGAAAAGCCCCTTTCGGGGCTTGTTTCAAATCAGGTTTAGTTCTTCTGCAATATTATCCAATTCCATCTGTCGTTTTTGTTCTGTGGACAACAGAGGATCTAGCCGATTCATAATGGCATCCAATGCCTTAGATTTCTCTGTGTATTGGATGATAGCAATACGTTTCTGGCAGTCGGCAATCCAATCTTCTTCTACATACCCACAGATGAGTGGTTCTTTCGCAGCAACATTGAGTCTGGCCTGAGCAATTACATTCCAGGCGCAGCGAGCAGATACATCAGCCGCGACATTGATTACTTCTGTCTCTGTCATTGTCTGGATGCTGGATGCATTCTTACCAGAAGAATCGAATGAATACGAACAAGAAGTCTTCCAGGGAACCTTGATTGCTTTCTTGGCATCGCGCAGAGCAATTTTCTTTGCCTCTACATCAGCAATCATATCCATTACAAGTTTATCTGTATTAGTAATAACCATCGTATTTGACCTCGTTTCCATTCTCTAGAATTAAGTATATATTATATGTAGTTTTCGCGATATCGGCAATCGGAATATTTCTATATGCATAACACCTATCAGAACATGAATCGATTATAGTCTTTACGCCTAGTTCCACCATCAACGAACAATGGGTGTTACCGAAGTGTTCGATAGTGTCATCGCCGGATAGCATTCTGTACCTAGCAATTTTCCATCTGGCGGGGTTTAAATTAACCTCGCTGACAACACCAAAACCCCGCCAATAATTATTTACCTCTGGTAGTTGCATCGGAACTTCTTCGAACCGTATCCCTACAATTTGACTGAAGTTGGTGTTACTCCATAAATTTTCTGCGATCAGAGAGAAATCTTCTGCTATCTCTTGATCAACGCAATGAGACAGCGATTTCGCCGGTGGAGTTTCGAATCGCTTCGATTCCTTATTATAGAAAATATGTTTTTTACCGACCAGTTTTTGTGTCCTGTTGCTGTAATAACAACTATCAAAATCATACCAAGGATAATAACCAATATATGTCAGTATATCTGGTTTCTTCTTCAGAACATAGCTATGCCCGACAACATAATCTTTGGTAGACATATTGTTGGCCTGCTTCTGTGTGTAGCTAATCGAAGTCTGATAGGCTTCTGATTCGGTCGGCAACAGTACCAATTCTGTTCCGTTCCAGGCCAATACCAGTTCTCCGATAATCTCGCGCTTATTCATATCATAGTGAGTAAGAATGCCGCATAGGTTTTCTACGCTGATCTCGAATTCGAAATCTCGTGGATCATAGACACGGATCGTATGCCGCCCGGTTCCCCAGTCTCCATGACGATGGACACCTTTATTGAGGATGTAACCAGACCGAGGCTTGTTGTCCAGAGTCAGGTCGGGGATAGAATCGTCTTTCCATCCGTTCCAGGAAGTTTCTTTGCGCTTCTTGCCTGCGTCGTCTTCGTAGATAACATAGGCCAATTTCCCGGTAAAGCATGCTTTGCGCTTCTGAAATCCGACGAACAGTTTCTTTGGGATATACAGATTAGACTTCATACAATACCTCTGTCGTCAGAACTTGCTGCGAGTGGTAGATCCGCGTTGAATTTCTTCGAAGACATCTGATTAAATAATCCGGTGTGTCTTTAGTTTCGATTCTCATACTGAAAATTACTCGCCCATTCCGTACTTCTTCGAGGCAAGAATACTCTGGATACCTGACATCTATTCTGTCCTCGATATAATGATACCACTTATGATCGAAGATGATGACGCACCTGGCACCAGCAATATGCCTAGATACTTCCATTTTCTTTCGACTCCTTTAGACCAGTTAGCGCCTTGGCTACCATATCCATATAATGAGTGATGGTAAACTTCGTTGTAATCTCACTACCCCATTTGCTGTACTTGATGATAAATCCCTCATCGCCAGCAGCCATGCAATTGTTCACGTAGTTGATGGGGTCGCCGAGAATCGCATCATATGTTTCTAGTGTTTTGTCGTCGTTCATGATTGTGATGTGATACTTGAACCCGAGCCCGTTGTCAATGAAATCGACTTTTTGTTTTTCTGTTGCTTCGATGAAGTTGATTCCATATATCACTCTGTCGTCGTCTGCGGCAGTGACGTGGAATACAATCCCATCCATCGACATATCTTCGGGAAGAGCCGCCACATCAATTTTCATTTTATGGATGCTCATGCGACCCACACCAGAGCCAGAGCAGAAGAAACGACTCCCGCGATGGCCACATTGAACAGAATATATGCGATTCTTTCTATATCTGCTCGGTTCGTCGTCATCAAAACAAAACCAAATGCTACTGTCATAATCACACAAGTGGCCGCGATTTTTAGGATCAAGCCTGTCATTGTAATCTCCTATTTGATGTGTGGTGCGCCGCGAACTATATTTACTTTCGCACATTCGTGCTTGACGTATCCGCTGAGTTTATCTGATGCCTCTTGGCAATATTTGTATGAACTGTAATACCCAGTCTCGACCGGCGGGTCGATCTTCAGACGCAAAACATTCCATTCATGGCTCGTATCATAGCCGGCAGACTTAGCAGCTAGTTCAAGCAATTCTCTATCGGTCATTTCATTCCCCTATGAAACCCAGTGTCCAACACAAAAAGCCACCGCTGCAATTATAGAACCAATAAAGACAATGAGCGGTATAAAATCAAGCCCGCCGGAGTCAGTTATATAAGACAAAATGAATCCAGCGATTATGATTAGAATTGGAATAGTCCACCGAGCAAACGTTAATGTGATCATCTATCTCTCCAGTTTTCCGGCTATTCTAAAAAAATGTCTCGAGCTGTTCTGTCGAGTATTGTAGTTTATTGTCGTTTAATGGGCCACCAATACAACACATAATATTCATAACAGCCATTATATTACGTTCCAGTCTATTGTTTTCTTCTCGAAGTTCTGCGATTTCAATCGCCTGCCTCGCAATTAGTTCAATTTCAGTAACCATTATATTCTACCTTCAGCTATTATAACTTAGTTTCATTCGGTTTACAACCATCTATGAGAGACTGTAATTGTTTCGCATATGAGTCCAATCCCACTGCCCACAGAGCATCTACTCCGGCTTCTATTGCCTCGATTGACAACGTTGTCACCAGGATCATTTTCTTGCTCGGTTCTTCTTGTGTTGGTTTCCATTGTTCCAACATAGAACAGAATCTATAGAATGCCTGTTGTTGTCCACCATTACCGTAGATTCCATCGCCCTCGTAACTAGATGACATTCCCAATGAACTCAAAATCAAATCAAACATATCACTTTTATCGCTCATATTCGTCTCCATAAATTTCTTTAAAATCCATCTTTCCATTATCATTGACGGCGGAAATATATTCGTCGAAATCTTGGAACACGATGTTACAATCGACCGATTCGTCATTCTCGAGTTCGAATTTCTGCAACAACGCAGCTATCTTTCTCAATAGTGTATTGCGCCTCATCATTCCAAATTCTCCAAGAAATAATGCCATACAGTCCAGTCAATATCAACGGTGCCCAGGTACACTGAATTTTCTGGTACCTCTCCGCCGGTCGGTACCCTTGTTATTTTTCGTAACTGTAGGGGAGTTTTGGTATCAACGGCGGCCCATAATGTAACTACCGAACCCTGCATGGCGAGTCGAAGCGGCTTCATTGCGACCGGTAGTGCGACCTCGACTACCCTGACCCATGCCAGTGGATATTTGAAAATTACATCAGTCATTTACATTCTCCTTCGAGCAGCTTACGTAGTTTTCCTGCAAAACAGTCGTTCCGGGCTTGTAGACCATGTGCTTGACAATACCCGTGATGGTCAAAATAGCAATCACGTCCCATCCATTCTAGTGTTTCTTCCAGTAGCTCAACAGGCACCGCCACCGTGCCAGCTGGCTGCGAAAACCTTTCAAACGCGGCAATAAATCCCTGATAGGCTGCATCGACCTCGCATGTCCAGTGCGTAAAGTCGTCCTTCAGCCACTCATCAAACGCCACCGACAGCTTCTTGTAGATTGTTTTTTCCAGTTCGCGCTCAGTGCTCATCTGCTTTCACCTTGGCTGCTGCGATGATGGCACGGGCGAATTGCAGCAGCGTGTGGTCTGCAAAATCATACCAGCGATCTTTCGGCGATACTTCGTGCGTGTACTCGCTGCAAATCCTGTGCGCGAGAGTACGAATCTGCTCGTCGCTCAACTCTGCTGGTGTTCTCCGGCGCGACCCCCAGCCTCGCCATTCAGCGAGAGATTGTCGTCGTAGATGGGGTCGATTGCTGGCTGCTCGCTAGGCTGCCGGGTTTTAGATGTCATTAAGTTGAATGCGTAGCAACTTATGCGTTCTGCGAGTCCTTTATCTGTTTTCCCGTGGTACAGAAGGCCGGCTGCGGTAATAACGTCAGTGATGAATTGGCTGTATTCAATATCACACACCGCCGCACCCTGCGCAGGCTCTACGATTCGCCCTTCGACGCGATCCTGAATCATTTTCCAGACCGTTTCATATTCTGGCCAGTCTTTCTCGACGACAACGCAGTCAACAAGTGGGACTCCAAACACAATAAGTTGTTTTCGTATTGCTCTCTCTGCATCACCGCGCAAACGCTTCCGTTTGATAACAATGTAGCGTTCCTCGCGATGGAATTCGTTTTCGTTCATGCTCATCATTTCTCTCCTTCTGGCGCTGTGTAGAGCTGTGTGCCGACGGGCAGCGCATCAATATCTGCGCGGAAATAATCCAGCTCGTTGCCAACGATCAATTGGTTGTTGTCATCGTATTCATCGTCGACGCGTTTTATGACTCGCGCCGCAGGCTCGTGGCTCTCATACGCCGCCAGCTTAGCCCGCAGTGCTGCGTTTTCGGCTTCTAGTCCAGCGATGTGCTCTAAAAATCTCTGGGCATTTGCTGGCGGTGCTATGTGCAGGCACTTGCATTGATCCCCGGCATAGTTAGCAACTCCCCAGAACTTAGGCAGCCCGCAATGCGGGCACTGCGTTGGCTGTCTATTCGTCACCACTCACCTCCCGATGCGGCTTGGGATCTACCGCAGCCTTTCTCGGCGTTGCGGATATATCTAAGCGCGGTGTCGTGGCGACTTTCTCCAGGGAATTTGCTTGCGACCGCAAACAGGAGTTCTTTATACGCCGTGGCCTCTTTCTCCAACTCGGCAATGCGCTCGTGCAACTCCACTTGCGCCAGTAAGCGATTGTATGATCCGGCGTCAATCAAGCCGCCTTTGTATATGTCATCCAATGTTTCCCGCGTGATCATTCGTCACACTCCCCAGCCTTCATCATTGCATCTGCCATCCGGTAATAGAGTCTGGCGCGATTGTCTAATACCCGATCCTCAACATTGTTTTCAAAGAATCCGTTAGCCTCATCCTGTACCGCCCAATCTCCCTGCATCGCCTTAGCCGCGAAATAATCGCGCAACGTCGCTCCGCGTTCTAAGTATTCACTGTTCGGGAATGCGTGTTTATCCTCGTGGGTTCTCATTCTTCCGCCTCCATTTCCGCTCTCGCCTCGGCCCTTGCTTCGGCTTCCAGTTCTTTAGCCTCGCGCCGCATCTGCTCCCGCTTTTCGCAGCGGGGGCAGTAGCAGGGATCATCCGTATAACGTGTGGCTATTATAATCCCGTCTATAATAGTTAGTTATAAACAGGATGGGCCTCATATTAGATCGTAATACCTAATGATTCCCGGATGTCGTTCATTTCGCGATCGCTATATCCGGTATCCAGGGTCTTGTCGAGGATGACGGGCTTTTCTTTGGTGGCCGGAGTGTCGCGCTTGTTATCGAACAACGGGGCCGTGTTAAGGTGGCTGTTGTCAGCCTTAGTTTTGCTTTTCTTGTCGCTCTTACCGGCTCCCTTGGTCGACGTCGATTTGGACGCTGCCCGAGCAGCGCGTGGTGTAGTATTGGTCAGAGCGGCCCGGCGATCCAATCGCCCGCCCCGTTCTACTACCTCTTTCATCTTCTGAACATCGATCAGTGTATAATGGGTATCGCGACGACCTTCGCGTTCTACCGTAACGTCGATATTATATTCGTTGAGGAACCGGACGAACGACTGACACATCAGTTCGGACGAGCCGATTGCGTCTGCCAATTTAGCGCGGGTGATGCGCTTGCCAGTTTTGAGAACGGTGAATGCACGCGAAATACGAGTTTCTTTGGCCATGATGTATTACCTCACAAGTTGGTTTGAAAGTAGTGTTGCTCAATTTGCCAGCTAATTATATGTTCTTTCTATCAACACACCTAATACTATTTCGTATTAAGCGAATTGTTCTTTATAACGTTATTCGAGTTCGTATTCCTCCACAAACGTGGTTGCATGGAGCGGATATGCTTCGGTGAGTTCAATTGCCATTTCCGTAGCAACATCTTTGTCGGAGAAGAACGCCGGAGTGAAGCTCGGTCTACCTGTATGAGTCACATAGGTTATTTGGCCCAGTGCATCGCGGAAACCGCCTACGTAGCCTTTCATCTGTTTATCTCCAATTAGTTACTATATGCAGAGTATAGTGTCGATCGCCTAACGAGTAAACCTATTCTTTATAACGAATAGTCACTAACCCAGATTTTATATAACAAAAAGCCCCGGTGAATTGCTCTACCGGGGCTGACGCACGTCGTCGCGCAATCTTACGTACCTATGTACTGATTGGTTTATTTCTTTTGTCGCAAAAACAGCTAAGTTATTGATTTTATTGGATATTTTGCTTTAAGTGAGATATTCCTGTGTATACGTAAGTTATTGATTTCATTGAAGTTTTTATTTGGATAGCATCTTGGCATCGCGTATTTCCCTGGACACTCTCTCGCGGAGGGCATCTAGCTCATCCAGGAGCCCTTCTCGGGCCCCTCTGATGCCATAATCGACTCCGGCCCGGAAAGCCAACTGTACCAAGTCCACCAACCCAACATACTCAGCATACGTTATGCACTCTACTCGAAAGTCAATATCCCCATAAAATGTGGCGTTTCCATTGGTGCTAGTATCGGTAAGGTGGATATAGGTGGACTTTATCATGGATTATTTACCTACACCAACAGAACCAGTCTCGATTCGCCCACATGCTACCATGAACAAAGATACGATAACTAGCAATACTTTTTTCATATTATACTCCAGAGATATTATTAAGGAAGAACAACGGAATACTAATCGCGAAAGCAATTACAATCGCAATCAATACATTCTTTACCACCGCCTTGATTGTGCGTTTGTCTGACCAGGTAAAGATTGATCGGTACGAAAACACAATACAGGCAATAAACAGAATAAACAATCCAAATCTAATAATCATGACCATAACTCCTCGTTATAGGGTTCTTCATAGAAATATACCCACCAGCCCTCTGCCCAATCGATATATTCCTGTGTAAATTTATTGTATGGCGAGTCCTCCAGATTCTTACCTTCCGATGCTGCCTGGTACCCCTGATCCCATAACGAAATGCCTTCCATCGATAGATCTCCTCAATTGAATTCGGTTACGTTGCCTTTGCGTGTCAGATAGTCGGGTGAGACGGATTTTAGAATGCGGCGATTACACGAGCGCCTTCGGCGACCGAAATTGAATTTGGGTTTGATCACAATACCCTCTCGGATATTCTTACCGCCGAGCATGGTAGTACCTGACGTATAGAAATCAACAATTTCTTTGCTGAATGTTCCTTGGTAGATAACAGGCACGGTTTCTAACCCGTGTTCTTCGATGAACCCACTCCACACATCGAACAAGGTAAATGCATCGACATAGAAATCTTCGCCGGGTGCCCTGAATCGAACGTCGAAGATTCGAAAGCTCGGGGTATCTGTGGAATACTGGAGATCCTGGATACCTTTGCCGTAGATCTCGCCCATCACGAACATAGTATATGGTTCGGCGCGTTCTTCGACTTCATATAAATCGGCATACATTTCCAACAACCGATCTTTGTATTTCAACAGAGTCTTGTGGTAGATGTTATTTTGGTTGGCTTCGTTGTGTTTGAACGCTTGTCCTTTCGATCCGAGACCTTTACTGAACGCGAATATATTGCCGGTGATCTCACGGTGTCCATCGCTATACATCTCGCCGTTCAATAGCTCTGGATTATCCATACCAGGAACGAACGCAAAGCAACAGAAAGTGCCGTGCAACTTTTCGGTAATGATTACTTGCTCGCCTTCTTCGAATACATCGGGATATCGTTGAATGTTTTCGATGTCATATGACACAGTATATTCTGTCCCGACGTTGCATACTTCACCTGCCATATGAACGGGAATCTCTGGCTCGTATTTGGTAATACCCAGTTCTACTTGAAGGTCGGTGCCTTCTGGGAGCGTATTCGCTATCTCGAAATCCAACAGAATGCCTTGGGAGATTACACCGCGCAAACGAATGGCCTTGACCCGATTCTTTTCCTTTCCGGCGAGTTTCCCAGAAAGACCAATTTGTGCCAGAATACACTCCGGAACAATAGCGCCTTCTGGTACGTAGATTACTCGATCACCAACGTTATATTGCCCTTTGCGAACGACAGATTGATATCCAAATACGGTAGCCAACTCGATAGAATCGGCTCCTTCGATTGTGGTGATAGAAAGAATCTTCGTAATTGGGACGGAAAATGAACTCATGATATAATTAAACCTCTTTACCATAATAGGAAAGAACTTTCCGCAGAGCCGGAATCAGCGCCTCGTTGTACTCGTAATCTTCGTGTTTGAAATGAGGCAGTGGCCCCGACCTCGCGGAAAGTTCAATCATTTTTTGCTGGTCTTTGAGCAACCAACGAAATTGGCGAGACAGTTCTTCGATGATGATATCATTGATCGTATCATCATTGAGTTCAATCTTGAGTTTCTTACCCATCTCAAAAGTCCCCCTCGGATACTTGATAACAACGTAGGCCCATCTTGCGCCAAATATTAACAACCTGATTTCTGTCGTCGAACACGCCCTTTACGTTATAGTGCCGGGCAATCTGTTGGTGGAACATATCATGTTTAATAACAGAGTCCTTCATATTATTACCAACCGGGCGCATGATCAACAAATGATAGTTACTGAAATGTTTATTCAACCACTCTCTGGTTTCTGGATAACAAACTCCGTCGCGACCAGACAGAAAAATGATTTTATTGTCGCTGTGATATAAATCGGATGCCAGATTAAGAACATCATTGTGCGGTTCGTCTTCGCCCACCTTGTGCCAATCATACGGCGAACGATCACACATCTTGGCGACGGTTCCATCAATATCGAAAACATATGCGTCTGGTCGATTTAAAAAATTGCGGTATTTGAGCGGAAACTCTTCACGAAACCTAACGTATTGTTGTCGGATAACCCGTTCGGGAACTTTTTTCCAACCAGTCCGTGTGTTGTTGTTTTCAATACACTGGTCGAAGAATATATCATCGAATGTGATGTAACTTACTTCCACGTCCAGACTTTCGATAAAAGAACGCAGTTCTGACCTGCCATTAGCATTCAGGTTGGTATCAGAAACGATGATGGCATTGACTTCATCCATACCAACAGCCTGGATAATCTCTTGGCGCTGGATTGTAGTAACATCATCTTCCTTTCCGTTCTTGCTATAGAACACAGACTGCATCAGTTCGGCAGTTACTTCTTTGCCCGGAAACAGATCAGTAATCATGCTGTACCGGATGTTGTCGCGCTCGGTCACAAAAGTCCCTGGATACTTGTTGGCGAAATCCTGCGCCCAGGTAGACTTACCACACCCCGATGGGCCCACGGTAAGATAGCAATGCTTCTTCATGACAATGGGTTTCCTTTGTAGCGATACCAGTTAGGTTTGAGATCAATCTTTTCTTTGATCCGACTGCGGATAATTATATACGCCTCTGGGGTTGGTGTATAGTCATTATTGAAGTCTCCGCTCAACTTATGAAACACGCCATCCGGATCGAACAGACTAGACTCATTGAAGTTGATACCACGTACACGCAGTTCATCCTTGATTAGTTCATAACGCTTGCGTAGATATGCGCCTTTGTTGAAGAAGAACTTAACGTGCCCTGTGTTGAGAGTGAACTCTAGCGGGATGGATTGCTTGAACGCGAAGATATTTTCTCCTCGATTGCATGCTGCATTCAGACTACGATCCAGACTTTTTGGAATCATCTTGATCTCGCGGAACTCAGCAAACAGATGTTGATCTGTCAGCTCTTCGGGAGGCACTAGATTGATCCTAGTCATTCCTCGTTCTCCAAACCCACTGTCGTGTAATCAACCAGGTCTTCGGCTTCCCAATAGTGAGCCAACTCATCGGCTTCGGCTCGGGTACCGCACTCGTCTTCCATCGCAACCCAATCAGAAAACTCTTCAACCACATAACCTCGAACAACATACACCATAATCATTCTCCTATGCAAACTTGGCTTTGGATGGACGTTTAGCGAACACAAACTTAGGATCATCATTGCTACGGGTTAATGTAGCGACAAACTCAATACACTTGCCGCGGATTACACTAATGTCAATCTCTCCGTCGATGAGAGAGGACGGAGACGAACTCGTAGTCTGATGGTATAATACGAGCCGGGGAATGACAATCGGTGCGTTTCATCATCTAACTCCTTAGTTGATGTAGTCATTATAACCACATCGAACCCAAGAGTAAAGAAAATAAATCCTAATAGAATCAAGCACTTAGCGTAAGTGCTTGAATTCGTTAAGATTTTAGTCGAAAACAGCCAAGATTTCGGCGAAGATACGCCCGACTCGTGCACCAGGCCCCACATCAGCAGCTGGGTTGGATAGGAGTATTCTAAACCATTTGGAACTAAGTACCCGAACATATTCAGATTTTAGTTTACTTTGGTTTATGGGTAAGTTGATATAACGTTTACTAAAAATATTCGTATAAACACTATGTGGGTGTTTGAAATCCTCGAACACATAACCATCTAACCAATATGGCTTTCCATCAATGCCTTTTTTAAATATAGAACTCATATATTTGTGTTGGTACGAATTATCAGTACAATCCATCCATTGTTCTGGTACATCTTCTATCAGAACTAATGGCTTATAATTGGCAAGCACGGAGAACGATTGAATTGCATACGGAGCGCTAAATCCAGAATGACCGTGACTAGCAAATAAATCAATCAGCTCTAAGATTTGTTTGCCCATCAGAGAATTCATTTCTTCGGAATCTGGTCCATAACCAGCCAGGTTCAGTTGTGTCTCTGCATAATCATGTAATGACATAATAACCTCAGTTAGTTTGGTTGGCTTCTTTGCTGCCTGGTTTTGGTGGCAAATTCCACCCATAATCTTTGGCTTTCATACGAATGACACGAGCCTTACGATTGGATGAGTCGGGATTGACTACGGTAAGGACAACATTTTTACCTTTAATGAAGGCATCCCATTGACGAATTACTTTGGCGAGTTTTTGGTTTTTCATTTATGCTTCTCCTCGGGTCGTTTCCTAAAACCATATTTTGCATCGAAGCCATGGGCCTCTACACGATACTTGTCTTCTATTTCTACCATTGCATTTTGTGGATATGCTAGTGTACCGCCAACCCACATTTCTAATTCTTGGTACGCCTCATATGGACCGAACACATTGAAGAATTTAACATCACCAATTACTGGATTTACAATAAGTTTAGTTTGTCTCAACTCTAGACAAATCGCCTTATTAGCGATAGCCCAATCTCTGATGTCTTTATTTTTTAAGTCAAAGAAACGTTCGGTGACAATATTCCTGTCGTATGGTGGCCAGAAATTTCTAATCCTAGACGCACCAGATTCTTTTACTTCTGTCAGGTAACTATCCAACGAATCTCGTTCATAGAAACATTTGTAGTCTACCAATTTATCGGTGACGCCAGGTACTACTTTATATCTTTTCATCAACACAACCGGGTATAATTTGCCACAGAAAACTAATACCCGCTCTATGAACTCATATGCACAGTTCTTATTACGTAATATGCCAATTCTATATTTGTTTTCGGTAACTCTACCTTCAGTTACATTGTCTAGATATTCAACAATCGGCTTAATTGAATTTGGTATTCCATCGAGTTTATGTTCTATATTGGTTCGAATGTATATCGAACTGTCATCGTGGCCAAACGCTGCGGCCCTGTCATAGTAATCGTGGTAATCACTAATGATTTTCATTTTCTCTTGGTTACATTGATTGCAGCGTATATTTGCTCTTTGTTGTCTAATAGGAATTCAAATACATCTTGCATACCTAGGTATGAAGAGCCAGCCATATAGACGCCGACGATCCGACGGAATTCCTCAATACACAACAACAATTCGTTTTCATGAACTCGACAATCTTCTTCGGCATTCTCGCCTTCAAATATTTTACCATCCGATGATTGGTAGCCGTCGATCTTTTTCATTCACAATCTCCAGAAAGTTCTACAAGTACATTTCGGTTCTTTACACTCGTACATCATTGCCGACATGCTTGTAGTAATTTTTCCACTGGGCCTAGGACGAACCATTTCGTCCTTTGTCTGTATTGCTAGGCAACGATAACACATGTACTCAGGTTTCTTCGACTGCATTATACACCAGACCAGAAATTAAATCGCGAGCATTCGATACAAACCATTTCTTTAGGCTTTTCCCTACATCTGGTTTATCCGAATACAAACTCATGGCCACCGGGAATGTTTGTTGATCTATCAGATCTTTTGCTTTAATGGCATACTCCGATCGAATCAAACCTTTGTTTTCGTTGTAGTAATGCATCGCAGTAGCAATTATATGGTCGTATTTAGAATAAATCAAGTCCTCGATTCGCTCGATGTATTCTAGCGTATATTTGTCCTCTAAGAACAATTGCTTGAAGTCATCGACATTTTCGGTGACAATAATTTCTACCAGGCGCTTTGGAGAATTAACCATTTCCTTGGATTGATGTCGGCGCAGATACCAATCGCTCTTCATTTTAACGAATTGACCAGAGGTCATACGAGCAACGATTCCCTCCTTGCCAACCCAACCCCTCACTTCATCGAACGTAGATACGTCGATACGCTTTACTACATAATCACCGAACATAGACTCAACCGAATTCTGGTTTACATATTCGCCGGTGATGTTGTTGCGAATGTTCAACACAACCAACTGCGGTTTTTCATATCCGATTACGATTCGATTATCTGGTGCACACCATTCCATGTTAACTGTAAAGTATCGTGGATCGATATTATGGAGCATTCGCTGGAATCTTCGATTATTAGTAACCCAGTTTTCAGCCGCAATTGCTTGTTCGGAATACAAGGATCCTTTCGACTTCAGTCCCACTCGAAAATTATCGAAATCGCCGTACCAATATGTAGAGATAAGAGATCCATCTTCCTTGAGCATAGCAAACGCAATATCTTCAGAAGAAAGACCAATAGTATCGGGATTTTCGTTTACATTGAAAAATTTAGCCATCGGGCGAGAGCACAGAACCCAATCCCCATTCTTATCTTGGAAGAACATAATACCACGCGCTTCCATACCTCCTGGCAATTGGAACGTCGTATATGATGCTAGTCGGTAATTGAAGATGTGGAACTTATAGTCGCCCTTCATCTGCTCTGTAACGAAGAACGCGTCGTTTTCGATCAGTTTATTGAAGATTTCATAATTCATCGCGTTTGCCTCGTACATAGTCAATAATGCGTTAAGCCGCCGGGCCATTTTACTAGCGCCGGCGCTGATTCTACCAGATGATATATCACTGGAACTTGGAAACGAAATGCCAGGCGGCATATATCAACGCCCCGGCGATACACAGAGTTCCTATCGTCGAAGCCACGACCAGAATTTCGATAATGGTAAATCCTTTCTGTTTGATGCAATTCATAACAATCTCCTATAACCTTAGTTGGTGTAGTCATTATACTCAGAGCAAACCAAAAAGTAAAGAAAATAAAACCTAATAAAATCAAGCACTTAGCGTAAGTTACTGTTTCTACTAGGATTTCAACATAAGAATATCGTATGCGCAGTCATGAACCGGGTGATGCTTTATAACTGAATGGCTGGGGTCGAATCCATCTATATTACGATAACCGGTGCTTGTATCATATAACAAATCAACAGCAGTACGTACATCGCGCCACATGTTGAACATACAGAATGGATCACGCCCAATCTTACGATAGAGAGATTCAGTGGCGAGTTGATCGAGCGCCCCTCGGGCCCACACAATACCCTTACCGTTTCCCTTGTAATAATTGGACATTAGAGACAATCCTTGCTCTGCCGACACATCATCTTTCGATGGAATTAGGCTAGTAACCTGCGGAATTTCCGCCTGTTTCCTCCACCACTCAGCCGTACTCTGTGATATGGTTCTTTTATATTTTGTGATTTGTTCTGTCACATCGAATTTAACGAATAATGCTCGATCTAGGAGTTCGTTATAAGAGACAATTTCATCCGGGTCAAAATATACAGCAGCTAGTGACAGAATTACAGAAGTCGATTCTACATCTAACGATTCAATATCATACATAATCATAGTGGTTGGCGCTCGGATTCCTTAATAATGCCACAGCGATTAAACAGAGTGGCTCTAATTTCATAGAAGTCTTTTGGCGTATATCCAATATTTTCGGCGCTCACGTTAAAGTACCAATCGTCCGGGATAGTATTGAAATGGACGTGTCCGTGAATGTTCGGTCTACCCCATAATTCTTGTACATGAATAGGGGCATGAGAAAGCCATATTCCTTTATGGGCGATGATACCATAGACGTCATCGAAAACATACAGATATTCCGCTGCGGTTAATTTATCATGATTACCGCGCACTAGATATTTTATGCCAGGCAGTTTACCTATCTTCGCTAACCCCACCATATCAAACGCAGCGTCGCCCATCACGTACACAATATCTCGCTTGGTAATTAGATCATTCCAATTATCCATAATGTGCTCTTCGTGGTGCGTGTCAGACTCGAATTCCTTCCTAAATCTGGTCACTTGTCTGTGCCCAAAATGCAGGTCTCCGATCACATATACCTTACTCATGTTCTTTCCTTAAATTTGGCATCATACAAACGCTCTGCTGATCGCATAGCAATCTGAATATTCCCTCGACCGACCGGATTGGCAGAATGTACATACCAGATAGGCGGTAATATGAAGTCGAATGCTCTGCGTTCTATTAATTTGGCGAGATCATAACCAGTCTTCTCTTCACCCAGATCGTGGTCGAAGCTGATCTCTTCCACCTCACCGGAATGGATATGTGCCTCGGCTTCGCTGTAGCTTCTGGCTACAGTCCAAGAATCATCCGGAGGATTACGAACATCATCCACAAATAGCTTAATCATCATAGGCTCCTATAATTACAGATAGTAGTATATAACGACTAAGCGAAACAATCAAGATTCATTTTATCCTTGATTATACTGGCTGTCTTGAGGTTGACTGGTGCTATATTATAGGGCGATTTGTCTTTCATATAGAATTGCATTTCGAATGTGAATTGATAACTATACCTTCGCTTGTACTGGACTCGGGCTCTATATGAAGTGACTGACGATTCGCTAAATTTAGGCACGCCCTTTAACTCTAATGGGTTTTCTTTCCCTAGTAAATAGAGACCATGTGTACCTACATTAATATACCAAGAGTTCTTTTTATTGTAATAATCTTCGACTTTTGTTGTCGGTATTTCGCCTATAATCTCAGTAAAGTTTTCTTTGTCGATATAGTATCGTTCTTTACATGATAGGTGACCAACTTCCTTATACCAGACCTCATCCATTTCTCTTTTCAGCGGTATTGTCTTCCATTGTTTTTTTATAATAGAGAACACATCGACTTGATGGGCCAGGTCGCGAAGTAGTATTTTCTCCGCGTTCTCTGGCTTGATCTCGTTAAACTTCCATGGGTTGTCTGTATCTGATATATCGTATTTTAGAACAAGAGAACCGGCAGAGGCCGCTTTTATTTTTAGCTCGCACCCTGCAGTTTTTTGGTTATGATAGAGGATTAGGTCGGGATTATCTGAGTTCGCACCAGAAGGAACAGACCAATCCGGTACTATTCCTATTTTACTCAGTTCATTGTATGCATTGATTTCGTATTGAAATCCTTTGTGTGATGCCATAGAAGGGTGTACTCATATTATTATATTTCTGTCAGTAGATGTGCTGGAATATTGACTGCTACAGTCAAATCTTTAGATAGGTATAGCTTGAATAATGTGTGTTCTTCGTTCTGTTTATTTATTATTTTTATGTTTATATTTTCGCCGTTGCGTTCGACGAAGCAAGACTTGGCCGAATTCTTTAATTCATATAATCTAGATTGCTTTATAGTTCTTATTGCCGTACGACTTTCCCCAACGAACACCTTGAAGTAGACTGACGCAGCATCCTTATCGCCCCTGATCAATCCACTCAGCATGCTAAATGTATTATCAATCGAACAAGGAATCTTCCCCTTCGTCTTGATTGCATTCATGAATTCTTTCTTGAACTGTTCTTTGTCATTTATTGATAATGATGGCCTGAACCACTTTGCGAACAGCGGGTTGGATTTAGATATCTTGTAGAGCATCTGAATGGCGGTAGATATGCCCGGGGATTCTACCTTTACTGAATCTCCTTTGACAGACAATCGTTCAGTGGATATAGTCGCTGCTTTATTTTCTTTCTTTTTCTTACCAGATAGCTTTATTTCCACATCACATTTAGGAACAAACTCAAATTTGTTGGTCAGTTTCTTTGGTGCCGGCGGTACCTCGGGCTCGTCTACACTCGCCTGACCTCTGCTCTTAGATTTCGTTCCTATCCCAGATACGGCAATATCGACACTAGAATACAACCCACTGACAACCATGTCGGATGCAGTAGCAATAATAGAGTTAATCTTATCGAACGGAGCGGACTTAGACACAAAGATGTTTGATCTGTAATTCCTGAAGGAATGCTGAGACAGGGCACCTAGTATATCATTAAATTTCTTTTTATTATCAGACGATAGATCGCCGAAGCTTCGTCTAAAACTATTGAAAAACTCAGTTGCCGGTGCAGTAGTATCTATTCTCAGTGTAACTTCTACATCGGCACCGGACTTACTCAGTGTTATAGTTCTACCGAACGGATATTGGTTCTTTTTCAGTCCATTGATGATATACTCGAATGAAGTCTCTTTCCCGAACGAAGAGTTCAATTTCTTGTCCTCATAGTCTACGTTAGAGAAGATTTCTGCCATAAAAATACAAACTAGAACTTCTGTTATATCCCCGAAACTAACAGAATTCTTCTCTTCGACTATCGCCATTCAAATTAACCTACAATTAGTTTTTTCTCCGGCAGAACGATTCCACCAAATACTTCTTTGTAGTTATTTATGATTTCGGTCGCGGGTTTATAACTATAGGCAACCGATGGCTTCGGGATAACGTGCCGGGAATCTTCCACTTGATTTGTATAACGAGGGAATGGTTGGAACCCAATAGTCAATTCACCTCGTTGAACTTGTGATACGATAGCGACAGGATTAATAACACCGACGAAGTATTCGGTTTCTTCGATTTTCGCGATGATTTCTTCGCCGGTAACCAATTTCAGAATAAAGATATTCTCGCTCATTTGTGTCTCCATTATTAAAAGAAGGATGCCCCGTGTCGGACGAATGCAACAGCTTGCCCTATTCGCCGAATCTCCGAGGACTTTACCTGTCCGGATTCAGGCTTCTTTAATTCCAGACCCTAGAGGTCTTTGGTATCCTTGCAAGGAGGTATTCCATTTGATCCGCAATTATTTTTCTATTCTGCAAGTATAAGCGCTCGAATGGATTAGGTGCATATGGAACATAGAGCAATTCCATCTTTGCTTCTTCTGGTGTTCTGTCGCCCTTGTGATGATTACATCTCTTGCAAGCAGAGACAGTATTAACCCAGACGTTCATTCCACCACGAGACTTGGCGCGAACATGATCTATGGTTAAGTCTTTGTTGGCAAATACTTCTCCGCAATAAGCACACAGATACTTATCGCGGGCATATAGGATATCACGCTCTGCATACTTAGATGTTCTACGAAAGAAATCTTCACCTAATACTGGGCCAGTTACTCCGATGATAGAAGAAATTGCGATGGACGATCTCTCACCATCTCTATTATACCCACCGCGATACACTTTAATCTCGGAACCAGTCTCCCATAAGATTTTGTCCCGCGAGTAGTAGCATACTGCAACTTCTGGAGTGACCCATTGCTTAGGAGTTCCGCTCTTATCGCTGACAAGAATTGCGGACATTACTACCTCCTATTTTTTGTGTTTAATGAAACCGTATAAACGAACCATGATATAGACCGCTCTAGATTTCCATTTGGGTGCATTATCTTCTGTCATGATCTTACGCATCGTGGCAATTGCTTGTTTCCAATCCACCGGATCATATACAACCGAACCATCCTGATCGATGACCATAATTGCCCTCGGGTATCCCTCGACTTCGCCGAACTCGGCGGTAAGAAAATCATGACCCAGCGCAGCTTTCGCGATGTCTTTATCTATAGGACTGATGAATGCTCGCATAATACCAGGAATAGATGCGAAATTTGTTTTATATCCCTTCGGTATTCTGATAAATCTAGTCTTGCCATCATCGCTCGTCAAATATAACACGTACTCTTCGGCTAGAGCGAACAGACCATCGTCGTCTAGATATAATTCAGGAAGCATATATTACCTCTTATTTTGCAGAAATAAGTTCTACCACCATGTGGTTGTCGTTGGTATATGTGACGCTATAGTGAAGATTACCGAGCGGGAATTGCGGCAGCGGCGCATAAAATGCCGGCGTTCCTTTCTTTAAATTAGATCGATCTTCTGTTACTTTAACCACACCCGAACAATACGTTCTACCGACAGAATAATCTCGTTTTTCTTCCACGATAGCAGAGTACTCATAATTGAGTTTATACCCATACTCGCCACCCGAATCAATGGTTTCGTTGAAGATATCACTCAGTAGTTCTTTGGCGTCGTCACTATCGCATGTAGGTACTGGTTTACATGCAGACATAGAAAGAACTGCTGCTGCCAGAAATGCTACTTTCAATACAGTTTTCATAATATAACTCCTAATCAATTAAATACTGGAATTTTGTCGATGTACCTAGAAAACTTCATCATCTTCACCGGGAAAACAACTTTCCCATCTTTATCTAGCTCCACATCACACATTCGTATGGTCTCGGATGCACTCCGATAATATTCCATATCATACTTATCGAGCGCGGTCTCGCCTGTGACGGAATTGGTACGTTCGAAGTAATAATATAACTTACAAGGAAACGACGTGCATGCATCTATCTGATGGGCGAAATATTCGTAGTCGCCGAGTTCGTTGTGTTTGTTCCCGAAGATTCTGTCCCAATTATATCTGTATGAATCTGAGTTCACTTTGGTAGAGATATAGTCCCCGGTAATATCATTCTTTGTTGCCATAATCAACTTCCTTCTTGGAATACACTATAATATTTCCGCCGGATGCATTTCGGCGATGTACATATATTTCTGCCGGGAGACCCTCATCATTCAAGTCTTCCGAAAACCCAACAATAAAGGGTCTATCTAATTTCAGCAACACTTTGACCAGTTCATGGACAATACCAACGTGTTTTTCTAGATCAGAGGCGATGTTTCTACATTTTTCTAAATTGGTCATGTCCATGATTGGTTACCTATTTTGCTATTTCTGCGTCCCATGTATGGGTTTCTACATTCCCCGATGTTGTGGTGTGGGTAGGTTTGTTATTGACGTGCATTTTAGTCCCGCGTGGCAGAACAAATTCTTTCTCGCCAGCGTTGCTGCTGTGATGATCCACATACGCGCCGTGATGCCCCTTCGGCACCTTGACGCGGATGATATGGCGTTGATACATATTGCCTTTTTCTGGGTCGTGTATCGGAGCAAAATCCTTGGCCACGTCATGTTTTAATGAGGTAGAAGTAAACGCGTGCAGCTCTATTTTCTTTTTTCCGTCAGTTGTCGGAACTTTGTGTAGATCAGTATGCATTCCGGAGTATACATGAAATTCGTGTGGCGTTTTGTGTGCATGTAGGGCAGAGTCCATATCTTCTGTCCTAGTCTTATGCTCAGGACTTAGCTTAGAAACATCGCCCCTTTTCTCGTATAATTCGCCGTTATGTGTAGTCGAATTTTTCGTGTAGTCTCTAATCGCCGATTTGTGTTTTTCTGTATAGTTATTATAATGCTTAGTCAGCGAATTGTGTAAATCCAGAGCTTCTTGTGATTCGGACGCTTCTTTAATACTATGCTTTTTATCGTTGTCGTGTTTTACACTATGTTTTCTGATAGCAGCGAACGCATCGGTATACCCATCATTCTTATCGGAATGAACACTATGTTTACCGATGGTAGCAAACGCATCAGTATATTCGGATTTTTTATGTTTCTTCTTGATAAACTGTTTGAACGTATCCATTTATATTCCTAGAGAATTGATTCTATAGCTATTTAGTAGATACGACATTTCATTAACGCGACATCCTCGCATCAATGTCGCGATCGAATCCGTCGAATGCGATCAATTCGCGTTTGATTTGAGACGGGCTGGCGTTGATATCATACTCGACTTCATCGATCTTTTCATCATCATCAAGCCAAATTTCCCATTTGATCCTACGTGTCGTTTCGTATTCCATGATATAACTCCGGGTTAATTCTAAGTTTTATGATTATAATACGAACGGCCCTAGCAGTCAAACATTAATTTGTCTGGGATTTCGATTCGTCCCCCGAGTTTGCTTACTACGTAGCAGCGCATTGCCGCGATGAGTGGAGTAGGACCATATGCGTGTAGCCTCCAACCCACAAGACGCTGCCCGTTTTGATGCCGAGCCGCACTGGCGCACCAGCTTTCAAGGGTTCCTTTTTCTGTAAACAGGTCAATCTTTTCCCGCTCGATGATCGGTCCACCCTGGGCAAAATCTGTGCTGGGTGAGTAGCCCTTGTGTTGATTCGGGTTGGTTTTATGATGACCGACAATCATATCGTCTACCCACCAACCAGCTAGAATACTACCTGGGGCATCGTGGCGAAATCCCATCGGATCGAATTCTAACGAAAGTCCTTCTGCCTTTGCAACCGCCCAATCAAGGGCAGTATCTTTTAGTGCAAAATAATCTACCTTCATGATAAACCTCGAAGCCACTCTGGGATTTCGTCGGTAGGAAGAACCAGACAATACCTACACTGGAAAGCAAAGTTCATTTTGGTGTGTAGTTTCTTTTCTCCGTCTTCTTCCCACTCATAATCAACCCATTCACCACCGGACTTCACGGTAACTGTTCTATTGGAGCCATCTGCCGGCGCCCATACTTGCCCGGCTTTTATTTGATTGTTCGACAGTGTATACCCACAAAGGAGATATCTGCCATGTTTCTCTTCTACTCTCATGATATAAACTCCACATAAAAGATGTCATGGAGGTACACTCCGGCAAATAATCAGAAGATACTGGCATATCTCCCTTTCGCTGCCTGCCAGGGCGACCGAATGGTCCAGCCACCGGCATGAAATGGTAAGCCCCCATGCCGTCGAGCAACTTGCGCACCTTGGTTTTCACTTTCGTTTCCGGTGTCGCGGCCATCATTGCCCCCGCAATTTCAGAATGACCCGACGCAACAGCGACGGCTTCGTGTTAACCGGTGGTGGCACTTCACATATCGGACGCAGCGGCAAATCCATTGATGCCAGTCCCTTCGCTTCCCGGTCCTTCACCCGCTGCTCGGCGGCTAGGCGGTTCTTCACACCAGTAGGTAACGTGTTGCGCAGTTTATACACCGTGCTGACGGATATCCCGTGCTTCATGGCGGCGACGGCGACCGCCGTTCCGTTCATTAAATCATCCATGATGGCGGTGTGTCGTTGCACGTCTTTAATCTTGCTGCTGCGTTTGGTCATTGCATAACTCCTCGTGTGTGATAGTGACCCAGAAAACATTTTCCGCGATGCGCATACCGATGCCTTCAATGCGCCGTGATTCAAACGTGCCCACGTCCGGATCAATGACTTTCAAGACGGCCAAACGGTCGGTCATCCAGCGGGGAAGGTCGTCTTCCTGTGCATACTCCGGAAACAAGTTGAGCTTGTGCAATGGTGTTTCAAATGATTGCAGCAGCACGTTATCGCTCGATCGCAGATATACCCGTATCGTTTCCTCTTGGCTTCGGTTGGTTAACATGTGCTTCCACGTTTCGGTGAGTTGCGCCGTGCCGTTGACAGTATGCACCTTGACGTTGCCGCCCAGCGCGTTGTGAGCATTAGCCAACGCTTGGTTGGCTTGTGTCGATAGAGAAACCGCAAACGTGCCAGACCCTACACCTGCACCATGCGTACCGAATTGTATGGATGGTTTAGGAAACATCCAAACCAGATCCCGATAAAATATCTCAGAGTGCTGAACTTTCGCGCTGTCCATCTCAAGAGCCTGACTCAACATTAACGACGACACCCACATTTGATCGAAAGTTGGGGTTATTGAGGACGCACCAGATGACAGGTGCCGTCCACTGCCCATGCGATCCGCCCAGATAGCCATCCGTGAAAACGGCCACCACTTTCGGAGCCAACCCATTCTTGGCCAGATACTCTGAAACGCAGCTAACATCGGTGCCACCTCCACCTTTCGGTTTGGTTGATTGTGTGAGCGTGGAGAGGTCGCCGTGCTCATAGGTTTCATGACTGACGACTTTCGTATCCCAGTACAACACGTGGATACGCTCAGGTTTGACGGTATCGCAGATACCCGCCATCTCGGACAGGAACCGCTGCAACGCGCGCCCACAGATTGAGCCTGACGTGTCGATAGCAATAACAATCTCGCCGACCTGCTCGCTGATCCCTGAAGGCAGGTACAACCCCGAGCTGACAAAGCGCCGGTTCGGTCGCCGCCACGTACTGTAGTCGAACCCTTGGCACTGGGTGCTGATGTACTCGCGCAGGGCTTGCCGCCAGTCCACCTGCGGCTTCAGTAAGTCTTCTAGATTGCGCGAGGCTCCGCTGCTACCCAAGCGGCTGGCTATCTGTGCTCCTTCACGCACGACTTCGTCGATTTGCCGAGCCAGCTCGCTGGCCTCGTGCTCATCCATCGCTTCCGCGCCGTCCCAGTCGTGCTCGTCAAAACCCTGACCACCTTCGCCACCGTTTCCAACAGCGTTGGAAACGCCATTGCTGGCCAACGCCAAATAAACCTGATGCGCATCCATGCCGTCATACTTGGCGTCGAGCAGTCCACCTTCCGGCAGTTCCACTGGCAGTTTATTGACCTTGGCTTCCTGTACGATCTGCCCATTGATTACGTAATCACATGCCACGTTGGCTTGCTGGGCGTTGGCTTTGTACAGGTGCCGCCATGTGATCAGGTGGCGATACATCTTATGGTACGTCTCGTGCAGGATCAGCCCGCGCAGTTGTGGGTCAGACAGCCCATCGACGAAGGTGCGCCCATAGACTTCATCCTTGCCGTTAGTCATTGCGGTCGGACAGGTCTCCGATACCGTGCGGTTGCCGATCATCAACACCCCCGCCAGTGGCAGGTAATACGGCATATCGAGCAGCTTGCGCACGGCTTTGTGGATACGTTCTTCAGCGGTCAGTTGTGGTTTCATTGTTCATGTCCTCGCACAGTATTTCTTCTTTATATTCACCTGAAGTCAGGTGCGTGTGGCCGAACACCCAGGCGGAGCCAGATACCTGAGCGGTGTTAAACACCTGAGCGTTGTTAAACACCTGAGCGCAGCCATACACAAGAGTGCAGCTATATATCCGAGCGTTGTCATACACCCTAGCTGTGCCATATATCTGAGCGCTGCCATACACCTGAGCGGAGCCATACACGTGAGCGTCGCCAGACACCCAGGCGGTGTCATACACCCAAGCGGTGCCATGCACCCTAGCTGTGCCATATATCTGAGCGCTGCCATACACCCAGGCGGAGCCAGACACCCGAGCGTTGTCATACACCCAGGCGGTGTCATACACCCAAGCGGTGCCATGCACCCAGGCAGTGCCATACACCCAGGCGGAGCCAGACACCCGAGCATCGCCATACACCCAAGCGTCGTCATACACCCGAGCGTCGTCATACACGTGAGCGGAGCCAGACACC